ATGAAAATATCGAAGACCACGGTCGACAAATTGACGCCACCCGATAAGGGTTATTCACTTCACTGGGATGGCGAGCTGAGAGGGTTTGGCGTCCGCGTCACGGCTGCCGGCGCGAAGTCCTACATTGCACAGGCCAAAGTCGACGGAAAGGCCAGACGGGAGACCATTGGCCGGCATGGCACGATCACAGCCAGCCAAGCCCGAAGCCTGGCGAAAGCGGCTTTAGGAAAGATGGCAGCCGGCAACGATCCCGCCGCCGTCAAGCGCGAACGCAAGGCCAAAGCCGTTACGCTCGAAGACGTTGCGAAGGACTACAAAGCGAACCGCCGGACATCGAAGGGCCTACCGCTCAAGGCCAGCACGAAGGCCGACATCGACAAGCATCTGGCCGACACCTTCGCGGATTGGAAGGCGCGCCCGATAACTGAAATCTCTCGCGAAATGGTGAGCCGCCGTTATGCGCTGCGCTGCAAGCGCTCAGTTGCCCAAGCTAACCAAGCATTCCGAATCCTGCGCGCGCTGATCAACTATGCGGCCGCCCGGCATCGTGACGCGGAAGACCGGCCCATCATCAAGGACAACCCCGTTGGCGTCCTTCGCGATGCGTCCATGCTGCGAGCGGTCAAGGCGCGCAAGACGTTCGTGCCGCTGGACCAGATTGGCGCATGGTGGTCAGCACTGACGAAGATGCGGACAAGCGGTGAACTCACGAAGGCCAGCCAAGCGGCTGCCGATCTAATCGCCCTGCTAGCTGTGACCGGCTTGCGGATTGGCGAAGCGCGCGCGCTTCGTTGGGATGACGTGGACCTGGAAGGCCGAGCAATGCGCCTGACCGACACGAAGAACCGAACCGACTTAACCGCGCCCCTCTCCGGAACGGCCGCCGCGATCCTCGAAAGCCGCCCGAACCGATCCGGCTACGTCTTCCCTGCCCGATCCGGTAGCGGTCATCTGAGCGACTGCCGAGGCCAATTGCAAGCCCTTTCGGAACAGACCGGCATCGAAGTTACAGCGCACGATCTTCGCCGGACGTTTCGCGCCGTTGCCGCAGCCTGCAACGTGGAATTGTGGCGAACAAAGGCCCTGATGAATCACAAGCAAAACTCCGACATCACCCTGGCCGCCTACACCGATCTTTCAGACGTTCGCAACCTGAAACCCGAGGCTGACCGCATCGGCGAACACTTCGAGGAACAGCGCAAGATTCATGAAGGCGGGAACGTTGTCAGCATGAAGGACCGCCGCGCGTGAATGAAATCCTGACTTTCATGCAGTCTCACGAACTGCGAGAATGGAATCTGACGGACTCACGGACGCCGCCCGGCGTCTGGCATTCAGCGCTCGATATCCACAGGAAAGGCCAGCGGCTTTCCCGTGGGCATCTTCGGTGGTGCCTTCAGTTCAACGAGCCTATTCCCATCGAACTGAACGAGGTGTTCCTCGATATCGTGAAAGGAGATTACTTCGACGGCCGGGGCGGCTCTGAATCTGAGGCGGTGCGCTGGGCTCGAAACATGGAATCTGACAAGGGATTCCTCACCTATTGGCGCGACCGATTCGCCAGCATCATCAAGGCGGGCCAAGTGCCCGAAACGTGGCCGGAAGAGTTGCGGAAGGCCCTCGAAAGCAATGCACGGGCCCATAGATTGAAGCGAATCCGCTACAAGTCACCGAGTAGCCGCGCGCTCGAGATAATCGCCAAGGCGGTCGGCTGTTCGGCGTCAACACTTCAAAAGATGATGTAATGGCGCAACAAAAACGCGTTTTTCCTGAGTCGGGAAAAGCGGGTTTTGTCGGGTTTAATGTCCCTACACACAAAACGGACATAACCCATGGCAACGAACACACCCTTTCTCGATTCTGACCAAGCCGCCGAATATCTCGGCCTGAAACGAACCACGCTCGAGGCCTGGCGAACTCGTGGCAGCGGCCCCCGGTTCGTCAAACTTGGTCGCCTGGTCAAGTATCGCCGCGCTGATCTTGACGCGTTCATTGAATCTCGCGTTCGCTCGAACACCAGCGAGGCGGCGGCATGAACAATGTCGGCACGCTACATGGTGGCGAGCTAGTCGACGCGCCGCCATTGATACCCCCTGGCCGATATCAGGCGGTCTACCAGCATCATGAAACCGCGCTGTTCTCGAAGTCTCCGCGCGTTTACGTTCACTTCCGCATTGTCGGTGGTGAACACGATGGCGCGCGCCTGTACCGCGCCTATCGTGTCGAGCGATTGAACGGACGCGGCCGCAAAAACGGCACGTTCAAGGTCCGCCATACCAGCGAGTTATTCAGGCAGTTTGTTCGAGTCACTGGAGGTAGCGAGAGGCCGGACAGGATTGCGCTGTCGCGCCTGCGGTCATGCGTCCTGCTTGTGTCTGTCCGCACTGTAGAGACCGATTACAGGCAGCGAGCACTGCCCGAGGCCCTGCGCTATTCCGTGGTCGACGAAATGCTTTCAGTTGAGGCAGGCACGCCATGAAGTCAGTTGACCTTGACCTTCACCTGTACCTTAACCAACACCTACACCCATACCAGTACCCGCTAGTCATCGCTGTAGGCCCTGCCGTTATTGGCCTGCGGGGATTTGCTTGGCAATGGTTTACACGCGTTTGGCCCTTCATAAAGCGGTCGGCCGAACCTTCAAACTACCCAAAAGCCCGCGCCGGCGGCCGTTCGTTTCCTGTGGTGAGGGCGTGCGGTCGTCGGTTGAAGTCAATTATAGGGCCTGTGGATAACGTGGGGGTAAGTTCATGAACGGTCGCAAGCAAGTTGAACAATATGCCGAGTTGGCCAAGCCGCTGAACCCGGACCAGCGCGCGCCGGCATCAACGGCCTGGAAGCCTGACACGTTAGGCGGTATCAGAATCGGCGACGCGGTGAGGCTGCCGAACATCGAAGCGACGTTTCAAGTCATCTCGCTTGATGACCCGCTGCTGACCTTGCGTGCGCCGTCGGGTCGCGAGGTCAAAGCGGGCTGGCGTGCGGTGCAACGTCTGGAGGTCAAGAGGTGAAGCTGCGGGCCGGCACGCAAGAGCAACAGGCAAGGCAGGTTCGGGCCGCCGTGTTCAAACATGGATACGCCACGTTGATCAGGGACGGCGATTACAGCCTGCACGTCATTCCAGGGCCGGCGGAAGTGCTCGGCACGTATGAATCCGGCGTCAAGCTGGCTGACATTATCGAAGACGTGGAGGCGCGATGAATCCGATTCGGCAAGAGAGCATTGACGATCCGCGAAACTGGCTATTCTGCCAGCCGGCTGGCCTGGGCATTCTCTGGGACCCGCGAACCGGGTTCATGGGAATATTCGTCGAAGCTGACCAGCAGTGGACCATTCAAGGCCCGCATCGATCGTTCGATCATGCGGTGGTCTGGTTGCGGGAAGCTGCGCCAGAGCTTCCGCTTGATGATGAAGCCGTGGAGATTTGGCGGGCTCGTATCGAACAGCCAGACGGCGGAGCGTGGCACTGATGGCGGCGGTCCCAATAGGCGGTTTCTCTGCTGGGCGCGCGCGCGCGGGGGTGGTGTTCAAAAGTCACTCGCAAAAGGGGCCCCAATGAGCAGAAAGCAACCCGCCACGCTGGCCATGGAGTTCATTGAGGGGCTCAAGGTGCCCGAAGGCCCGAAGGCAGGCGACCCGATCAAGCTGGCTCCGTTTCAGCGGAAGTTCATTCGCGGCGCGCTCGCGAAGGATATTCAGATTGGCGTGCTATCTGTCGGACGCGGCAACGGCAAGAGCGCGCTATCGGGCTCCCTGGCCCTGGGTGCCCTGTTGGGGGCCTGGGACTCGCAGCCACGGCGCGAAATTCTGATTGCGGCCCGAACGCGAGACCAAGCCCGCATTGCGTTCTCGTTCGTTGTCGGCTTCGCGGAGTCGCTGTCCGAAGACTTACGCGACCAATTGACCATTCGGCGCAATCCACGGCTTGAGGTCGAATACCACGGCGATGGCGGCGGGCATCTGTTGCGGGTTATCGCTGCCGACTCGAAAAACGCGCTAGGCACGGCTCCGACGTTCTGTCTGATGGATGAGCGCGGGCACTGGCGACCTGAGCAAGGCGACGATCTCGAAGCAACCCTTCTATCCGGGCTCGGCAAGCGGAACGGCCGGGCGGTCATCATCAGCACGTCGGCTTCGGATGACTCGCATTCATTCTCGCAGTGGCTCGACAATCCACCACCCGGCACCTATGTGCAGGAACATCGGCCCGCGCCCGGCTTGCCAGCCGATGATCTTGCGTCGCTGCTGGAAGCCAACCCCGGCGCGAAAGCCGGTATCGGTTCGAGCGTCCAATGGCTACAGGCACAGGCCCAGCGCGCGATTGCGCGGGGCGGTTCGGCGCTTTCGTCGTTTCGGCTCTACAACCGGAATGAGCGATGCTCCGGAGAGTTGCGAAATGCGCTCATCACGGTTGATGAATGGCTCGAATGCGAGGTGTCAGAGCTTCCACCCCGCGAGGGCGGTTGCGTGGTCGGTATCGACCTGGGCGGCTCGGCTTCGATGTCTGCCTGTGCGCTGTACTGGCCGAATACCGGACGGCTCGAAACCTTCGGCGCGTTTGCCTGCAATCCGTCCCTGGCTGACCGAGGCGCACGCGATGCGGTCGGGGATCGCTACGTCGAAATGCAGGACCGAGGCGAATTGCTCACCCTTGGCGACCGTGTTGTTCCTGCTGCGGGTTTTCTGCGGTCAATCATGGAGGCGCTCGACGGGGCGGCGGTGACTTGCTTCACTGCCGACCGTTACCGACAAGCCGAGTTCGCGGAAGCCATGAGCGCGGCCAGTCTTCGCCTTCCGGTGGTCTGGCGTGGTCAGGGATTCAGGGACGGGGCCGAAGACGTGGAGCGGTTCCGGCGCGCGCTGTTCGATGGCGAAGTACAGAGCAAACCGTCATTGTTGCTTCGCTCTGCGTTTGCTGATGCCGTCACCCTGTCCGACCCGGCTGGCAATGCCAAGCTGGCGAAGGGACGGAGTACCGGACGAATCGACGCGGCGGCGGCTGCAATCCTGGCCATTGCTGAAGGTGCCCGGCGCAAAGCCCGGCCCATCCATCGCGCACGGGCTCCGCAATGGGCGTGAAGTCATTCGACCGACCTTCCAAACTTGCCGGGCGTGATCGGCGCTGGCCGGCGCTTCGTTTGCAGGCGCTGAGGCGTGATGGTTTCCAGTGCGTGCAATGCGGCGCTCGGCAGCGTCTCGAAGTCGACCATATCCGGCCCGTTCGTGATGCGCCCGAGCTGGCGTTCGAGCTGTCGAATCTGCAAACGCTTTGTTCGAGTTGCCACACGTTGAAGACGCGCGAAGACCTGGGCCTAAAGCCGATCTCAAAAGACCGTTTGGCGTGGAAAATCCTGATTCGCGGAACTGTACGGAAATACAGTAAAATTGAGACGTGATCACAATTTGAGGCTTGACCCATGCTGCAATCAACCCGTATTCAGAAACGGCAATCAGAGATTCGACAATCTCTTGCTGAACTAGCCGCCAAGGATTCACCGAGCGATGACGAAACCCGCTCGATGAATGAACTAGACCAGGAATACCGAAGCAATGAGACCCGTTACCGGGCCGCGCTCGTTGCTGAAGATGAAGAACGCTCAAGCGCGGGCAAGGAACTCGAAACCCGAGACGCTGCCGAGTTTGACCGACTCATTGAACGGTTCGAACTGCGACAGGCCGCGCTGTACCTGGACGAAGGCCGGGCGCTTGATGGCGCTACCGCTGAAGTTGTGCAGGAACTCCGGTCGCAGGGCGGTTATCGTGGCGTCCCGATCCCATGGGCTGCCCTGGAGCAGCGAGCCGGCGAAACCGTGGCAAGCGGCACCCCGAACCCGCGAAGCACGCGCCCGATTATCGACCGGCTGTTTCCGGCATCGGTAGCGGCTCGCATGGGCGGTTCGATGATCGCCATTCAATCCGGCGAGGCTGAGTATCCGGTAACGACTTCGAGCATTACGGCAGGATGGGCGGCGACCGAAACCGGCGACGTTGCCGGCCCGACCGCGTACGCGACGACCGACCGGCCGCTGACGCCTGATCACACGCTCGGCATTCGCGCCAAGCTGACGCGCAAGAGCATGAAGCAATCGGGCCAAGCGCTCGAACAGGCGGTGCGGCGTGACCTGAACGGCGCAATCGCTGCCGAGCTGGACCGCGCTGTTTTCCAAGGCTCCGACTCCAGCGGCCAGCCGGCCGGCATCATCGCCGATGCGAGCGGCTATGGAATCGCGGAAACGGCGATTGATGCGGCGGCCACCTGGTCAGCATTCCGCGCGGCGGTGGTTCGATTCATGACGGCGAATGCAGCGAACAGCCCGGATGCCGTCCGGCTGCTGATCCGGCCCGAGATTTGGGACTCCCTGGACGATACGCTGATCTCTGGAACGGCCGTCAGTGAATGGGATCGCTTGGTGCGGAGCATTCCGGCGGCGAATGTCGCCATTAGCCCGAATGCCCTGGCGGCCCCGGCTGGCAGCCCGCCAGAATCGAACGCGCTGCTGACGACGAACGCGGGCGGCGTGCCGGCGTTTTTCGTGGCGACCTGGGGCGCTGTCGATCTGATCCGCGATCCGTACTCCGATGCGGCAAGCGGAGCGGTTCGCCTGACGGCCCTGGCGACGATGGATGTCACCGTGGCCCGTCCGGCTCAGTTGGAAGTCCTGACCGGCGTTCGGTAATGGAGACCGGCGTTTTCCAGGCCGGGCTATCGGTCCGGCGGGAACAGGACGGCTCGCGGATTCTCCGGGGCCGGTTCCCTTATGGCCCGCTGGCTGTCCTATCCGACGGCGGCCGGCGTGGTCGACCGCGTAAAGAACGGTTTTCATCTCGGGCGTTTTCCTACCGCGTCGAATTGCCGGATGAGGAAATCCATCTGCTGGTCGGGCACGATTACGGAAAGCCCTTGGCGTCGAAGCTGAACGGCTCGCTACTGCTGACCGATTCCGACGATGCGCTGACCTTCGAGGCCCGCATATCGCCCGAGGTCGCCGATACGAGCTATGCCCGCGATGCCCTGGCGCTGATTGCTGCCGGCCTGGCTGTCGGTATCTCTCCGGGCTTTCGCATTCCACCCGAACGGGCAGTACCAGACGCTGAAACGGTCGAAGAAGAAGACCCGAGCGAAGGGCAGGCCCTGATTCGGACCATTCGCGCGGCGCTGCTCTATGAGTTGAGCATTGTCACTTCGCCAGCCTACAAAGATTCGACCGTCGAAGGCCGGGCCTGGAAGCTGCCGACCGCTCGAAGGATTCCGGGGGCCTACAGATGGCGCTGATTGTCCGGCAGGACGAAGACGAACCGACCAGCCGACCGGCGATCACGGGATTGTCGGACGCGGCCGATGCCTTGAACCATGACGCGATCTGGCAGCGGCTCGAGTCCTGGATTCGATACCGCTATGGCGAACGGTCTGTTTCCTGGATCGTGAACGGCCCTGGCGTGTTCACGTTTCCACTGAAGCCCGCGACCCTGGACCAGGCCGAACAGTGGAACGGCGATGGTTGGGAAGCGGTCACGCTGGCAGCCGCGCCCCTGGGCTACAAGCTGGATTCAGAAACCTATCGAATCACGGCGACCGTCGGCACGGATACCGTGCCCGAGGCGGTGGCCGAAGCGTTCCGGCGTCTTGCCGAGTATCTTGCGGACGATGCCGACATGCCCGCGACCGTGAACAGCCACAGCATGAACCTGGGTGGCTCACTTCAATGGCAGAACGAACGGCCGGCAACGTGGAAGGCCAAGGCGCTGCACTACTCCGGCGCGTCGGACCTGCTGAGGGCCTTTCGATGAGCTGGCTTGCGCGAATCTTCAAACGATCCGAGCCCGAGCGGCGGCAGTCGTTTACCGACATTGCCATGGCGGTTCGAGCTGACGCGATACAGGGCCGGCGAGGTATTGCGGAGCTGACCGGCACGGCTCAGAGCTGCATATCACTTTGGGAGCACGGCCTAAGCCTGGCCGATGCCGATGAACCGCTGCTGACGCCTGATGCCCTGGCGCTGGCTGGCCGTTCGCTCGGGCTTCGTGGTGAGGCCCTGTTCCTGATCCGCGATCGGCTGGTTCCGGTTTCCGATTACGACGTGACCACCCGTGACGGCGTGCCGAGGGCGTATCGCGTGACCGTGCCGGATACCGGCGGCGGTTCCATTCAAACCGCCCTGGCTGCCGAAGTGCTGCACTTTCGGATCGGCTGCGATCCGAACCAGCCCTGGCACGGTACAGGCCCGCTCCGACGTGCCAGCCTGACCGCTGGATTGCTTCACGCGGTCGAAGATGCGCTGTCGGAGACTTTCGCGAATGCGCCCCTGGGCAGCCAGATAGCCCCGATGCCCGAGAACCCGCAGGTAGATAACGATTTGCTCGCGCAATCGTTCAGAGGGCAGCGAGGACGCGTACTGCTGCGCGAATCGGTCCAGGTCACGGCGGCCGGCGGTCCGGCTCCGTTGCAGGACTGGAAACCGTCCGACCTGTCGCCGGACCTGTCGCGTTCGATGACGGCCGAAACTCTGACGGCGGCGCGCCAGTCGATCCTGTGCGCCTTCGGCGTGCTGCCGGCCCTGTTCGATGCCGGGGCGGCTGGTCCGCTGGTCAGAGAGGCTCAGCGGCATCTGGCCACGTGGACATTGCAGCCCATTGCCGGACAGATTGCGACCGAATGCGCCGCGAAGCTGGGACCGACTCAGATTGATGTCATGCAGCCGTTGCAAGCCTATGATGCCGGCGGCCGGGCTCGGGCGCTGTCCGGCGTGGTCGAAGCCCTGGCCACGGCGAAGGCGGCGGGCCTGACCGAACAGGAAACGGCGCTGGCGCTGCAATTCTCGGGGATCGGCCAGTCTAGCGATTAGTGGGCCCTGCCACGGGGTATAGCGTGGAGCGCGCTGGATGCCGTGCCAATCGAAAGCATCCGATAGCCCCGGCCGGTGGCCGGGGCTTTTTTATGGTCCGAACTCCAATATGTTGGATACAAAAATATCCATCAGGCTATCCCTTGTGATACAATACTATCCACCATCACCACAAGGGCACCCCATGAACCAGACTCGATTGCACATCAACCTGGGCGACCAGCGGACTACCATCACTGTTGATACTATTCTATCCGTCATGATGGCGGTCAAGCTGGGCAAGGCACCCGATGACCGCGCGGCGGTGCGCGAATGGCTCCAGGCTCGATTACCTGACAAGGTGGGCACGGGAAAGGGGATCGGAAAACGGACCAGCCAGCAGGCGCGGCAATTGCTGATCGAGGCGGTAGCGGATACTAAGTTATCCGCTGCCTGGGATGACTACGTGATCGGCTAG